AAACGTGATTCTCTCTATAGTATTCTTTTATAGCGGTATCAATGAATTCTTTACTGTAGGTGCTCAATAGGTATTCGTGCGTATTCTTGAACATCTCTCTTATGCTCCAATGGTTAGTGTTTAAGATAGGTAACAGTCAGCACAGACTTGTTCCAGCACTTGCGACAATTGCCACAGTGTCCAAAATCTAGTGCTTTCTTGTCTTCCTTAGTCAGTGTTTCGTGCTCTTCATGGCTCCAGACTTTGCCAGTCTTGTCTGTGCGGTAAGCGTGACACGTTGCCTGAGTGTGATCTGTGGTCACTGTGCTAGTGTGTTGTGCGTCTGGTGCTTGGCCATCTACCATCGCTCCGGAAAGGCGTACAATGAGATTGTCAGGGAGTGCCCCATGATTGCGAAGGTAGGCACGTAGAATGCTCTTTTCTTTTGTGGGTATCCAGTGCATCACGTCTGGCGTTGCTTTTGCAATCCGTACAATCTTCTTGAAGTGTTCCATGCCCTGCAAGTCTCCGGAATCATGCCAGCGAAACAGTCCAGACTGTGCAATACGTTTCTTTTTGCGTATCAATGTGATCATGGCGGACTCCCATTGCAGGGAATGGATAGCGTCTAGTCTCTTTTCTAGTGCGTCTGCTACGTTAGGCATTGCATAGAATCCCTTCATTGCGTAGCAATCAGCACAGACACTCCCAGCGACCTTGCGAAGCTTTGCACCTGTGATGCAATGGATAGCCGGCAGTGATGCGGAAAGTGTAGGCATTTTTGAAGTCTCGGCGAGACCGCCAACAATTGCGGAAGCTTGCTTGATAGAGAGTGAAGTATTCATTGTGTCGTGCTCCGTGTGTACCGTTGCGAAGTGCTACGGAATACCTGCGAATTGTAGAGAGCAAAGTAGGATTTTATATATCCCTGAAGAGATACCCACAAAGAGATAGAGACCAATTCAATATAAGAAAAAGAGAAAAATTATGAACATTCAAGCAAATGCTTGATTATTATGGGCGGATAAATGTGGAATGTTTCAGTAGGAATGTGTGATAAGATTAATCTATACCCAAATAAACCCACTTTTTCCCATAAAACCCCACAGAAACCCCATAAAATAACCATAAAATCCCACATTGCCCCATAAAATTAATTTATTCGTGAGGAATCCTTGCGTATTCAATTGAATTCTTGAATATTCTGTACTTGCGTATTCAATTGAATTCTTGAATGCAATCCAAAAGTAAATAATAATCATTCTCAATTGTTATTCATAAAGGATGCATAGGGGGTAGGCAGGGGCCACCCCACCCCCAGTGTATATGTATAGCACTTTCACACATTTCTGCCCATTTTACCTTGTAAACCAGTTGACATTTTCCCACAGTCCTTCCTAAAATAACAATAGATCTTATTTTAGTTTCATTAATGGAGTTTATCGGATGCCTACGTACAGACCTGCCGTTCCCACCAGCGGTAAAAAGGAACTCACAGAGAGAGAACAGGCGTTTGTTTACAACATCGTCCATGTTTATCCGGGTAATTCCCTAGAATCTGCCCGTGCTGCTGGCTACAGTACCCCTGAAACTGGTCATTCTGCCCTTGCAAGACGCTTGAAGAATGAGATTGTAGATGAGGTACAGCTTTATTTAGCTAAACATAGCTCCTCAGCGGCCCTACAGCTTGTCTCAATGGTGAATGCTGATGATGCTATCCCACAAGCACAGACTAAATTGGCTGCTGCTACGGCGATTCTAGACCGTGCTGGTGTTACTAAAGTGGATAAGTCAGAGGTAAACCACAAAGTAAGTGGTGGTATCTTCTTTATTCCCTCTAAGGGGGAGCTTCCAACGGACCCTGAAGTAATCGATGGGGAGTTTGTTGATGGATGAGTCTCTCAGACACAGCAGCGATAGCCTGCGTCCAGTACGTAATGGTGTGGTACCCTTTGGATATCGTCTATCAGAGGACCATGCTGGCTTTTTAGAACCCATACCACATCAAATAGAGCACCTTCAGAAGGCTCTGACTTACATTCACAATGGTGATTTATCTCTTCGGAATGCTGCTGACTGGTTGTTTACTAAAACAGGGAGAAGAATCTCTGCTATGGGTTTATCTAAGTTAAGTAAGAGAGAGTATCAATGAGAAGAGCAACTAAAGAACAAGTAGAGAGGGGTTATTTTACTACTCAGGATCTGTTTGATCTTGGTTGGGTAGAAGAAGAAGCTAATCTTATTGCTTATCAGTTGCTAGATCCTGAGGTTCCTGACCAGTATCGTATTACGAAGACGGGCATGCCTGCTCGTAAACCCGGTAGAAACTCTATTCGTGGTAATCAACGTACTATTGCTAAAGCTAAGAAGAAGGAAGCAGTAAAGAAAAGAAGAAGGACCATGCAGGCTCAGGCTGAGAGGTCTAAGAAAGCTGCTAAGATACTCGTTAATGCTGCTAAGGAAAAGAAAAGTAGTAAGACAGGGAACATTGTAGACCCTACTGTAGTAGAAAACCTACAGACAACTGCCCTTCGGGAATACGAAGAGAAGTTTAAGGATGAGAATGTTGTCTTTAGTCCCAATCCGGGACCACAGATGGACTTCCTGAGTGCCCCTGAGAAGGATGTGCTGTATGGTGGTGCTGCTGGTGGTGGTAAGTCCTATGCGATGTTGGTAGACCCTCTTAGGTTTGCTCATAGATCCGCACATAGAGCATTGATTCTTAGAAGGTCTATGCCTGAGCTAAGAGAATTGATCGATAAGAGTAGAGAACTTTATCCACAGGCATTTCCCGGTGCTCGTTTTAGGGAAGCAGATAAAATCTGGGTGTTTCCCAGTGGGGCTAAGCTGGAGTTCTCGTTTCTAGAAAGGGACTCGGATGTGTATAAGTATCAGGGTCAGGCATATAGCTGGATTGGGTTTGATGAAATCACCCACATGTCCACAGAGTTTGCTTGGAATTACTTAGCATCTCGTTTACGTACCACTGATCCTGAGATTACTACTTATATGCGGTGTACGGCTAACCCCGGTGGCTCTGGTGCTCATTGGGTAAAGAAGAGATATATTGATCCTGCTCCACCTAACACCAGCTTTAAGGATAATCATGGTGTTACTCGTAAGTTTATTCCTGCTCGGTTAGATGATAACCCTTACTTGTCGGGTACTGACTACAAAATCATGCTTGAGTCTCTACCTGAAGTACAGAGAAAACAATTGTTGGAGGGTAACTGGGATGTTAATGAAGATGCAGCATTCCCTGAATTCTCTGTGGATAGGCATGTCATTGAACCATTTGAGATACCAAGACAATGGAATAGAGTAAAGGGAATTGACTATGGTTACGCATCGGAGTCTGCGGTTGTGTGGGCTGCTATTGATCCTGATGATGACACAATCATCGTGTACAGGGAGCTATACAAAAAGCAGCTTACAGGTGAAGACCTTGCTGCACTCATTACAGAGTATGAATCTGAAGATCCGTATTCAGTGAGTGGAGTATTGGATACGGCTGCGTGGAACCGTACTGGGTATACGGGACCTACCATTGGTGAGACTCTGGTTAGGGCTGGACATAAGCTGAAACCAGCAGATAAGAATAGACTTGCAGGTAAGGTACAGATCCACGAGAGACTTAGAATTGCTCACAGTGGTAGACCTAAAATGCAGATATTTAGTACTTGTCCTAATCTGATTAGAGAGTTACAATCCCTTCCGGCAGATAAAACAAGACCAGAGGATGTAGACACAAAGGCACAGGATCACGCCTATGATGCCTTAAGGTACTTGATCATGTCTAGGCCACGGTCCTCATCTCCTTTTGAACAGATGTTTGAGTTCAAGAAGAGTTTGAGTTATGAAGCAGCGGATTCAGAATTTGGATATTGAATGATGACGGACATGGATTACATAGCACTTGGAGCAGCAATCTTTTTGTTTTTCTTCTTAGTTGAATTATATAAATAAATTACTTATAATCTGTAGTATCTTATTCTGCCCATCTATTGCGGAGATTATTTGATGGCCGATACACCACAATACGAATTAGAAAATCCCATGATGGGTGCAGATGATGCTCTCTACGAAGATGATGCTATGGGCTATGGTAGGGATGCAGAAGAATTAAAGAACAATCAGTTGTTCGTTAGTAATCTTGCTCAATTAGTTCAAGACAGATTCCAAGAAGCTGAGGATGGTCGTGATGGTGATGAGTCTCGTTGGCTCGATGCCTATCATAACTATCGTGGCATCTACAATAAGAATGTTAAATTCCGTGAGAATGAGAAGTCACGAGTCTTCATTAAGGTTACTAAGACTAAGGTACTGGCTGCTTATGGTCAGTTAATCGAAGCTGTTTTTAGTGGTAACAAGTTCCCTATTACGGTTAGTGAAACAAGAGTACCTGAAGGTATTTCTGAATATGCCCATTTGAATCCAATGAAGGATCAGTTAGGGGATCAAAACGATACAGTACCGGGCACTGAAAGTAATCTTAACTACCAAGGAATGGAAGCCCTTGGAGTTAATGATGATAACTTTGGTAACTTTAATCCTTTTGATTTAGGTTTTGAGGGTGATGGTAATGTACTAAAGCCCGGTGCTAAGTTCTCTGCTAATCCAGAGGATGTGTTCCTTGGTGGCCTACGTAAGGAATATGAGAATGAAGAAGGTGAGGTGGTTCTTGAGGAAGGTCCATCACCAGATCCCTTCCAAATGCCTCAGATTAAACCAGCACAGATTGCTGCACGTAGGTTGGAGAAGTTGATCCATGACCAGATTGAAGAATCTAACGGTGCTACTGAATTGCGTAACGCCTTATTTGAGTCTGTATTACTCGGCACCGGAATTATCAAAGGGCCATTCAATTACAACAAGACACTGCACAGATGGTCAACAAACGAAGATGGACAAAGAGAGTACGAACCAGAAGAAGTAAGAGTACCTCGTATTGAGTTTGTGAGTGTCTGGGACTTTTATCCTGATCCTAAAGCAAAAGAAATGGATGAGGCTGAGTGGATTATTCAACGTCACAGATTGAATAAGTCACAGCTCCGTGCCTTGATGAATCGTCCTTACTTTGATAAGGAACAGATTCTAGCTGTCATCAAGATGGGATACAACTACGTTAAGCGTAGTTATGAAGATGACATCAAGATGGAGAACAATAATGTTACTTATACTGATGGTGATCAGTATGAGGTACTAGAGTATTGGGGAGTCATGGATGCTCAGTTTGTTAGAGATGCAGGCCTTGACGTTGATGAAGCAATTGATGACTTAGAAGAAGTACAAATCAATGCTTGGGTTTGCGGTGGCAAAATAATCCGTCTGGTTCTAAATCCATTTAAACCCCATCGACTCCCCTACCATTCATTCCCATATGAGAAGAATCCATACAGCTTCTTTGGTGTTGGTGTCCCTGAAAACATGGACGATGCACAGAAGATCATGAATGGTCATGCTCGTATGGCAATTGATAATCTTGCTCTTGCTGGTTCTTTAGTCTTTGACGTAGATGAAGGAGCACTTGTAGCAGGTCAGGACATGAGTATCTATCCGGGTAAAGTATTCCGCCGCCAGAGTGGGATGCCCGGTCAGGCTATTTATGGCCTTAAGTTCCCGAACACTGCACCAGAAAATATGCAGATGTTTGATCGCTTCCGCCAGTTAGCAGATGAGTCTACGGGTATTCCGTCTTACTCACACGGCTATACAGGTGTCACTGGCATGACTCGTACTGCATCGGGTATGTCAATGCTGATGGGTGCAGCATCACTCAACATCAAGACGGTGATTAAGAATCTTGATGACTTCTTGTTAAAGCCATTGGGACAAGCATTCTTCCAATGGAATATGCAGTTCTATGAAGGAGAGTTAAACATCATTGGTGATCTTGAGATCAAAGCAATGGGTACTAGCAGTCTGATGCAGAAGGAAGTAAGATCACAACGTCTTACCACATTCTTGCAGACTGTACAGAATCCTGCAATTGCTCCGTTCGTTAAGATCCCGACACTGGTTAAGGAACTTGCATATAGCTTGGATCTTGATCCAGAAGAAATTATTAACTCACCTGAAGAGGCAAGTATCTATGCAACAATCATTGGACTCCAGAACCAAGCTCAAGCCGCTACTGAACAGTCCCCTATGGGACCTGCTGGAGGAGTACCTCCGGGAGCTGGAACAGAAGGAGTTACGGGCACTGGTGCGGGCAACATCGGAACAGGAAATGTACCGCAGGCAGGGGAGAGCGAGTTTAGTGGAACAGTTGGCCCTGCTGAAGCGGCAGGTCTTGGGGGCTAGTAACGATGGCTACTTGGATTGAGGAAGAAGGAGAAATTCCTGAAGAGTACATTGGAAAAGAAGTTCAAGACATGGAACAGGTTTATGAGGAACCTCAATGGCAATCTAGATCTGGTGAAATTCCTACTGATTATTTAGGTCAGGAAGAACAACAGTATGCAGAGACTACTACAGGAGAAGCAGATGCGTCTCTTTTAGAAGGAAAAATAATTGGTACTACTTCTTATGGTAGTGATGTTAAAGCTACTTATTACAGCGATCCGGGATCATTCGGTGGTAGAACAAAAGATAGGCCTTATTATGGTATAGAAAGAGGCGGTATTAGTGTTTCCAGTTATGCTAATAATCCATATGCTGCAGCTATGGCTAATATGCTTATAAAAGCAGGATATAAAGAAGAAGCATTAAGTGGCCGTAGACTTTTTTTACCACCGCCAGCAACTACAAAAACTTGGTCTGAGTACCGTAGTTTCTATGAAGACCCAGAAACAGGCAATGTAACATATGGCAATTGGACTACTGATCAATCTAAATTAGGATTATCAGGAGATTGGAAAGAGTCTGTTTTAGTTCCAACAAGAACAGAAAACTGGAAAGAATATCGCAGTTACTATGAAGATCCTGAGACTAATGAAAAAATTTATGGTGACTGGACTAAAGATGAGGGAGCTACTGGAGGATTAACAGGCACTTGGCGGCGTTTTAGTGATACGCCAAATGCTGAAGCAGTACAAAAAGCACAGTACATACAACAAAAACAAAAAGAAATGATGAGTGCTTGTTCTAGTTATAGAGGTGCTCAATACACCGCTTGTGTTAAAGCAGTGAATGAAAAAATATTACAATTTTCCGGTAAGGCTATGTCTGGTTTTGCTAGGGGTGGTTTAGTAGAACCAAAAGAAACAAAAGGAAATACTATGATGAATCGCAATATGTATCCTCAAGGTTATGCTGATGGTGGTAATGTAATGCCAATGCCTAGCGAAGAAGAGATGATGGGTTTAATGGAGCCTCCTATGCCTCCAATGGAAGAAACTAAAGTTGAATCTTATGGTGCTATTGATAAGATTATGTCTGTTCTTAATGAAGAAGAGATGATGGTACTTAATGATGCTCTTGAAATGCACCCAGAACTTATTACGATTCTAGATAAAGTAGATGTTGCATTTGGTGGTGAGTTTGATGGCGAAGGTGCAGTAAGTGGTCCGGGTACAGAAACTAGTGATTCCATCCCTGCTAAGCTAAGTGATGGTGAATTTGTATTTACTGCCAAAGCTGTTAAGCAACTTGGTGTAGATAAGCTTCGTAAGATGATGGATAAGGCAGAAAGAGAATATGATTCTTCTATGTCTCGTCAGGAAGAACTTCAGTTAGCAATGGGTGAAGGATATGCTCTTGGTGGTTTACTGAGTGCAGCCGCATCAGAACAACAGAAAATGCGTAAGCAGGCTGCAGACTATGCTGGAGCCACTTCAGAGTACCAACAGCCAGCAATGCTACAGAAACCAGAACGAGTAGATGGCATGGGCCGTCAGGTACCACAAGGCCAGACTGGAATTCTCGGACAGCGTGAGATTGATTTACGTCAACAGGAACGCTCCATTAGACCGAGAATGGAACAGAACATGAATCAACAGTCAATGGGTCAGGCATCCACTACAGCAGCCGCAGCACAGACTCCTAGGGCCTCTCTAGAATCTGAAGCAGGTCGTATGGACATGCAGCAGAGGTTGCAGCAGAACGCAGAAGAAGAACAACAACCTTCATTAATGATGGTGTAGTTGACTTAATAAGTAACTCAATATAAAATAAAGAGTTAGAAAACTATAATAATTTTTTAAGCGGTATGGCTACCCGAAAGGCACCATACTATTTTATCGTAACTGATTTTTATTACCAGTTACACCCACGCTCGATAAGCCACCCTCTATATGAGGCACTAAGGAGTGTACTATGTCAGAAGCAGTAGAACAAGCCGGTAAACCATATCGTAGATTTGGTTCTTTCATTCAAGGTAATGACCGAGACATTGAAAGAGGCTTGCAGGGGGCCGATGATTCATTGGCCTTTGTGACCCCTCAGAAAACTATGGTCTCTTCGATGCAGCCCAGTCTTGATGATGAGATGGAAGCTGAAGATAAGGAAGAAGAAACTGTAGAAGCGAAGGCTACTCACAGTGATAGTGATACCTACGAAGAAGAAGCCACTGAGCAATTCAAGAAGGTAGACTATAAGAAACGGTACGATGATCTGAAACGTCATTACGACCGGAAACTTGGTGACTGGAAAGCAAAGGAGAAAGAACTCCGAGCTGAAGCTGCAGCAGCCAGACCCAAGTACAAAGCTCCGAAGACCCAAGAAGACCTTGCTACCTTCAGAGAAGAATATCCGGATGTATATGATGTTGTAGAAACGGTTGCACATTTACGTGCAGAAGAACAACTAGCAGAGATGAAAGCCCAGTTAGAAGTTCTTGCTGAACGTGAATCAGCATTGGTGCGTAGGGATGCAGAGACTCAATTGATGACTGCTCATCCTGACTTTGGTGACATTCGTGAATCGGAAGACTTCCATGAATGGGCAAGCCAACAGCCGGATGAGATTCAGAATTGGATCTATCGTAACTCTACGAATGCATCACTAGCTATCCGTGCAATTGATTTGTACAAGAAAGATCGTGGTATTTCTACTGCATCTGCAAAAGCCGAAAAGCCGAAGAAAACCAAGAGTAAGGAAGCAAGCGCAGCCGATGCTGTCTCAATCAAGAGCAGACCTGCAGAGCCTTCAGATAAAGTAAAGATTTGGAAAACTTCGGAGGTAGCTCGTCTATCTGTAGAACAGTACGAAAAGCTTCAGCCTGAACTAGACGCTGCGTTTAGAGAAGGTAGAATCGTTAAGGGCTGATATACAGAACCGAGTTGATAGTTACAACCCATAGTCATATATAAGGAGAATTATCATGGGTTTCGAAACTGGTTCTAGCATGAACTTTGATCCGGCGGTAACCGGCCAGACTAATAGTTTCTGGGTGCCGGAGATCTTCTCTAAGAAGGTTCAGGTTGCATTTCGTAAGGCATCTGTTGCAGAAGCCATTACTAACACCGATTACACTGGCGAAATCTCCCAGTTCGGTGATACTGTAAACATCATTAAGGAACCGCAGATCGCTGTAGCGGATTACACTCGTCACAAGGCGACTGCTACCGATCAGACTGACCTTACTGATGAAGAGCTGGTCATGCAGATTGATCAGGCCAAGTACTTCCAGTTTGTTGTTGATGATCTCGAAAAGAGATTCTCTCATGTAAACTGGCAGCAGGTTGCGTCTGACAATGCAGCATACAAGTTGAAGGATGCGATGGACAGCAATGTTCTTACCGCTATCTCTACTGGTGCTGCTGCTGCTAACACCTATGGTTCAGTATCCGCTCCGATTGACACTGGTCATGACTCTGGCGAAACTGATCCGTTGGATGTACTGGCTCGTCTGGCTCGTCTCCTTGACGAACAGAACGTACCTGAAGAGAACCGTTGGGTTGTAGCTCGTCCGCAGTTTTATGAAGAGCTGGCTAAGACCAACTCCAAGCTGTTGAGTGTTGACTACAATGCAGGTGCTGGTTCGCTGCGTAATGGTCTTGTTGCTTCCGGTGAACTCCGTGGCTTCAAGATGTATAAGTCCAACAATGTACCTAACGCAACTGGTACTGGTTCTTATACTGGCGAAACCCTTCGCATGGTAATGGCTGGTCACATGTCTGCAGTAGCAACTGCTCAGGCTCTCTCCACCGTAGAAACCGTTCGTTCCACCACCAGCTTCGAAGATATCGTTCGTGGTCTGTTGGTATGGGGCCGTAAGGTTCTGCGTCCGGAAGGTCTGGCTGTGGCCTATACGCTGATCGACTAAGATTAGCACTGGATTGTGGCATGGGGTTCATAATGGCCCCATGTCACATTTCCTTTTTACATTTAAAGCTTGGATAAATAATGGCATATCGTACATATCTAGAAATTGTAAATGGCATTTTGTCGGAGCTTAATGAAGTTCAGCTAACTTCTGCTAACTTCTCGACTGCTAAAGGTATTCAGCAGTTTGTCAAAGACTCTGTAAACAGAGGCTATTTTGATCTCGTCAATGAGAATCCAGAATCTCCGTGGTTATCTACTGTATGTGCCGATGAGCCATATGGTGGTAATGTATTTGTAGATACTGTTGTAGGTCAGCGTTGGTACTTCCTACGCAAGAACTCCAGTGGCTCACACGGTACCGCTAAAGATTTCTCTAGAGTCGATTGGGATCACTTCTACCTAACTACTGATGAAGTAGGTACTTGTTCTGTAGCAGGTGTCTGTTCTAATCCTGCGTACACCACAGCAGAAACCTGTGTGGCTGCTGGTAATACTTGGACTGACTATGATACAGAAGCAGTTTGTACGGCTGCCGGTGAGACATGGGCCGATACGCATAGCTCCCCACACACTCGCCGTAAACTTAAATTCATCACACTAGAACAGTGGCATAAGTTCTATCGTGAATCTGATGACGATTCAGTAGATACACAAAACTACACAACTCCTGTAAGAGTTGTAATGTCACCGTGTGGTAGAAAGTTTGGTTTATCTCCAATGCCTGATAAAGTCTATCGTATTTTCTTTTATGCTTGGGATCAGGTAGCAGAGCTTAGTTCTTATGATGATCAAGTACTCTTTCCTCATCAGTGGATTACTGTACTGTCAGCAAGAGCAAGATACTATGTATGGCAGTTTAAAGAGAATGCACAGCTTGCTGCCCTAGCCCTAGAAGAATACAAGCGTGGTCTTAAATTAATGAGAGACTACAGTGGTCGTCCACAAACCATGATCATGAATGATGATCGTATTCGGTACGTCTAAAGATGGCTGTTGAACAAGGATTAGCAATTACAGTAGGTGGCGGTCTAGATCGTACTGCTGCATCGTTTGACTTGTTTAAAACTCCGGGTGCAGCTACTCGATTGAAAAACTTTGAAGCTTCTGTTTATGGTGGTTACAGACGAGTAAACGGATATAGAAAGTTTGTATCTAGTGGTGTTACAAGCATTACTGTAGATAATGGCGGTAGCGGATATGTTTCTGCTGCTGTAGTTTTAACAGATGCTGAAGGTAATGGTGGAACAGGAGCGACAGCAACTGCCAATATCACAGGTGGTGTGATCACGAGTATCACAGTTAACACTGCAGGGTCTGGTTATAATATTCCTCCTACTGTAAGCATTACTTCTGCTACGGGTACTGGAGCAACTGCAACAGCAGTAATTAATTCAGCTACCACACCAAACGGTAGTGATGACCCCATTCAGGGAATATATGCTCACGAAGAAGGTGGCATTGCACTTCAGAATGGTAACATGTACTGGTCTGAAGATGGTGTTTCTTGGATTCAAATAAATAAAGATTACGGTACTTGTAATGCTGGTGGGCATACAACCCAGTACACCTGTGAAGTAGCTAACAATACATGGACTTCTAGTTATGCTACTGCAGCTCAACTAGCCTCTAGCGGTGTTGTAGTTGCTTTAGATGCGGATGCTCGATATACTTTTGCTGAGTACAATGCAGATACTGTACCGTACATTATTATTTGTAATGGTGTGAATCCAGTAGCATATTTTCAAACTTATACTTCTGGTGGTACTCGTTACTTTAAATTCAGAAGAGCTTTGTACAAGTCTTTTGGTATTTCAGCGACTGCGCCTAACTTTGCATTAATTCCTAGACCGCAGTACTGTGAAACACATGATGATCACTTAGTTATTGGTGGGTGGTCTGTAAACCCTACAAATTTTTACTATAGTGATCTGTACGTACCTACAGAATTTGATGGTGCATCTGCAGGTGAGATTAGCATTAGTGATGATATTACAGGATTAAAAGTCTTCCGTAATGATCTGATTGTCTTTGCTCGTAACAGTATTGCTAAACTAAAAGACATTAACACTACTCCAGTTATTGAAGATGTAACCAGAAACATTGGTTGTCTGGATGGCTTCAGTATTCAGGAAATTGGTGGTGACTTGGTGTTTCTGGCACCGGATGGTATTCGTACTGTTGCGGCTACCACTCGTATTGACGATATTGAACTCTCCAGTATTTCCAGTAAGATCCAATCTTTGATCAGCGATATTACTACAAACATTGCGAATTATCAGATTTCTAGTGTTGTAATTAGAACAAAAAACCAATATAGATTATTTTACACAAGTGCTTCTACGGGTAAATTAGCACAGAAAGGAATTACAGGTACCTTTAAAATCTCTGCAAATGGTGCTCCTGTCTGGGAATGGACAGAATTACAGGGTTTTAATGTAGCCTGTATGACTTCTGGTTTTGATTTAAATAATGTTGAAAGAATTTACCACGGGGACTATAATGGAAACATACATGCCCACGATATTGGTAATTCTTTCGATGAGGATAAAGTCTACGCAGAGTATAAAACTCCGGATATTGACTATGGAGATGTAGGTATCCGTAAGACCCTTCATTACGTAAAGTTATCGATTAAGCCAGAAGGCTCTAGTGATATTAAGATGGATCTTCGTTATGACTTTGAAGATCCAGAAATTCCACAACCACAAACCTACGAGTTAGGCACACTACTTGCCCCATCTTTATTTGGTAGTGCAATTTTTGGTGTCTCTCGTTTTGGTACTCCAGAAATCCCAATGAAGAGAATCAATGTGTGGGGTAGTGGATTCAGTAACAGTTTTAAATTTTATAGTGACGATACAAATCCTCCGTATTCAATTCAGGGTATGTATGTTGACTTAATCCCATCCGGCAGGAGATAAAAATGGGAGCTACTTATACTAGACAATCGAGTTTTGCTGATGGTGATACGATCACAGCAGCACTATTTAATAATGAACTCGATCAACTTGTAGCCGCTTTTGCAGCCAGCACTGGTCACACCCACGATGGTACTACCGCAGAAGGTGGTCCTATCACATTGCTTGGTCCCTCACAGGATATTAGTGTTGGTGCTACTCAAATTCTGCCAGCAACAAACAATGCCGTTAGTTTAGGCAGTGCTACATATCAATTTAAAGATGCATACTTTGATGGTACTGTAACCCTTGATGGTTTGGTTATTGGTGCTGCTACAAGCATTACTTCTGTTGATACTGATCTTTCTTCTGTATCTGCTAGTGATGATACGCTGGCTTCTGCTAAAGCAATCAAGACGTATATTGATGCACAAGTAACTGCACAGGATCTGGACCTGACTACGGATTCAGGTACCATTGCAATTGATCTTGATAGTGAGACCCTAACAATTGCTGGTGGTACTGGCCTTGCTTCTTCTGCTACTGGTAATACAGTAACTATTGATATTGATAGTACTGTAGTTACGCTTACTGGTACTCAGACACTTACTAATAAGACTCTGACTACTCCTGTAATTAGCAGCATCAGTAATACAGGTACGCTCACTCTACCTACTTCTACCGATACTTTGGTAGGCAGAGCAACTACAGACACCCTCACAAATAAAACAATTAATTTAACTAGCAATACTCTAACGGGTACACTTGCTCAGTTTAATACTGCATTGAGCGATGGTAGTTTTGCTTCTCTTGCTGGTAGTGAAACACTAACAAACAAAACAATCAGTGCTGATAACAATACAATCTCTGGTATTGCTGCATCTAGTTTTGTTCTTTCTAATGCTAGTGGTTATGTAGATGGATCAGCAGCACAGAAAGTCATTCCATCTGGTGTTGTTGTAGGTACTACAGATACTCAGACACTAACAAACAAAACAATCGATGCATCTAGTAACACAGTAAGTAACATTACTGTATCGATGTTAGCTGGTGCTGCAGTAGTAACTGAAGCAGAAGGTATTAGCAGTAACGATAACAATACTACTCTACCTACCAGTGCTGCAGTTAAAGATTATGTAGACTCTGCTGTAGCTTCTGAGAATGAACTAAGTGAAATGAATGATGTGACAATTACCTCTGTCACTGACAATGAGGTACTTGCATATGATTCTACCAGCAGCAAATGGATCAATCAAACGCCTGCTGAAGCTGGTCTTGCTCCTGCTACTGGTGTTGCTACCATTGTTACTCTTGGTACTATTACTACTGGTACTTGGAATGGCACTGCAATTGGAGACTCTTATATCTCCTCTGCTTCCAATTGGAATACTGCTTATGGGTGGGGGAATCATGCTAGTGCTGGATATGCTGTTGCATCCAACAACCTGAGTGATTTAACCAGTGCTTCAACTGCACTGACTAATCTTGGACTGACAGCCACAGCAGCAGAAATCAATAAAGTAGATGGCTTTACGGGTACTTATGAAGATTTAAATTACGCTAAAGATCTTCGTGCTACAGGCGTTACGAGTACTGAGTATGATTATTTGGATGGCGTAACCAGCAATATTCAGACGCAGATTGATGCTGCAAATGCTAATTCTCTAGCCTTTGCCATTGCTCTTGGATAAGGATATAATATAAAGAATTTATTGAGGAACTCATAATGGCTAACACTTTCAGATCGTACCAGTCCACTGGCATTACAACGGAAACTACTGTGCTGACTGGACCTTCTTCTACGCAGACTACCGTGATTGGGCTTTCGATTGCTAATACCGGTGCGGGTCTGGCTACCGTAGATGTAAAACTCAACACTGCTTATATTGTGAAGGCTGCACCTATTCCGGTTGGTGGCTCTCTGGTAGCTATTGGCGGTGAACAGAAGGTTGTCGTTGAGGCCACTGACACCATTAAAGTTACTTCCGATGTCACTGTTGATGTCTGCACTAGCACTCTGGAGATTAGCTAATGGCATATACAGGCAGAGCACCTTCGGCTGCTCCACTAACTTCAGGCGATATTACTGATGGTGCGGTAGCTCCTGTTGATTTGTCTACGGGTGCTCCGAGTTGGGACACGAGTGGTAACTTAACTGTCGGTGGTGGAAATGTAATTCTGGGCGACAACGACAAGGCCATCTTTGGTGCGGGGTCTGACTTGCAGATTTACCATGATGGGTCGAATAGTTTTATTGTTGATAATGGAACGGGCATTCTGGCAATTAGAGGCTCAACTTCCGTAGCACTACAGGGAACTAACGGCGAAAATGCTGTTATTGCTAGTGAAAACGGAGCGGTTGATATTCGCTACAACGACTCTACAAAACTAGCCACAACCTCTACAGGCATTGATGTAACAGGCAATGTAGTTTCTGATGGTGCTTCCCTAGATGGCGCAGTAGTTATCAACGAAGCCGGAGCCGATGTAGATTTCCGTGTTGAATCAGATACCAATGCTAATGCGTTATTCTTGGAAGGCTCCAGCGGTAATGTGGGTATTGGGACGAGTAGTCCTAACCAAAGCGGCTTCGGTTCGGCAAACACTGTTCAAACAATAAAGGCAGGCGGCTCTAGTGGTGCAGGTGTATTTGAAGTTGTTGGTCTGGGTAATAGTAGTGGCGATAATACAGGCATTATTCAATTTCTAAGTCAATCAGAAACTAGCCCCGCAAGTAGAATTCGTGCTGTTCGATTTACATCTGATGCAGCAGGGTCGTTGGCGTTTGATACTTCTGGCACAGAACGCATGCGCATCGACTCCAGCGGTAACTTGCTGGTGGGGAAGACTACATCGGGGACGCAAAACACCGCAGATGGGTTTGAACTAAGACAAGCTGGATACCTTTTTGTCACAAAATCCAGTGATACTGTGGCGTATTTCAATCGCAGAACAACGGATGGTGACATTGCAGTATTCCGCAAAGACGGCACAACTATGGGGAGTATTGGGACGGAAGGCACCTACCTTCACATAGAGGGTAACTCCGGTGGTGCTTACGGGCTAAAGTTTGTTGGTTCCTCTTATATTCGCCCATCCAAAAACGGCGGCTATGTATCAGACAACGAATTGGATCTTGGCGCTACAGGCGCTCGCTGGGATGACATCTACGCCACCAACGGCACAATCCAAACATCTGACCGCAACGAGAAGCAAGACATTGAAGAACTGTCTGAAGCTGAACAACGTGTTGCAGTAACGGCTAAAGCATTGCTGCGTAAGTTCCGCTGGAAAGATGCTGTAGCTGAGAAGGGTGACG